TCGAACACGAAATCGCCGGCATCGGAAAACGCTTTGATGAAAAACTCCGGGATCGCCCGCGGAAACGGCGCCGAGTGCGAGCCTTGGCTCGATTCCGTTTTCGCCTCGATCACATTCGAGGGACGGGCGATGCCGTCCCGGCGTCCATCTTCGTCACGGCTGCCCGGCTTGCTCGCCGCCTGGCCGCGCGCCCCCGTGCCCAGCAAGCCACTTCCCGATGTCGATTTCGGATTGTCCGGCGAGTAGTCGAAGCAATCCTCCGAGAGATGGCCCACTGCCAGCGGTCGGAACTTAATGGCCTCCCCGCGACTAAAGTGCGCGATAGGTTCCCAGGCGTTCTTGAACCTGTTGTTCCAGCCGCCGGGGACGCCGTTGTCGGTCTTGCGCCAACAGAACTCATCAATGAACCGCCAGCCCCACTGGCGCACATGTGCGATGAAGAGATCCTTCACGTACAAGTGCCGCTGCCCATCCTCCGCATGCTCCTTGATGTTCAAGACATAGGAACCATCGTGCGCAAGCACCGACTCGATGCCGGCAGCCACAGCCCGGTACCAGGCGACATACTCATCCGGTGGCACAGGCTTGAAACCGCTCGATGGATCGTACTCGCGCTGCGTGGCGTAGGGCGGCGACGTGATGGCCACAGCCGCCTTCCGCCCGCCGAACAGGGCGCTCACAACCGCGGCATCCCGGCAATCGCCGCACAACAACCTGTGCGGCCCAACCGCCCACAGATCACCCGGCTGCGTGACGGCAACTGCGGGCGCCTCCGCAACCTCGGCCGCGGACTCCTCCGCCGGCGAGGCATGCTGCGTCTCGTCGGCCAGCAGGACCGCCAGGTCGTGATCGCTGAAACCGGTCAGCCCGACGTCGAACCCATCCGCCTCGAGCGACGCCAACTCCGCCGCCAGCAGCTCGTCGTTCCAGCTGCCCAACTCGGTGAGCTTGTTGTCGGCCAGGATGTAGGCGCGCTTCTGCGTAGCCGTCAGATGATCCAGCACGATCACCGGCACGAGGGCCAGATCCAGCTTCCGTGCAGCCAGCAACCGGCCATGCCCGGCGATCACTCCAGCCGCAGAATCAACCAGGATCGGCGCGTTGAAGCCGAATTCCGCAATCGAGGCCGCGATCTGCGAGATCTGCTCCGCCGAATGAGTCCTGGCGTTTTTCGCATACGGCACGAGCCGGTCAATCGGCCAGAACTCGATCCGGCGCGCCATCGCCGGCGTGATGCCACCCTGCGTCAATCAGAACTCCGTAGTGACCACCGACAACCTGACAACCTTTTTTGAAAATCTTTCAGTAGGCCAATGGTGGTATTCGCCAACCGTCGGCCAAATAGGCCCTGGGAGGACCCGAACGTGCTAGGGCGCATGCGAACTCGGCGCCCAGCCGCGCACTGGAGCACTCTCTGGTGCTACCGACCGATCTTGCCTGGGTTGTCGCAACGAGATGGCCGTTTTCGGGCATCACGCATGCCCATGGTTCGTGCTGGGATGATCACCTCAACGAACTCATCGCAGGGGATTCCGTTCTTCATGAGTACGTGGACCGTGGACTTCTGCCGGGGTATGCGGATCTTGGCCGGAAAGCCATGGCTGGTGTGAAGCTTGGTTGGCATGCCGCGCTCACCTCCCCTGTATCGCCCTGAAGATGTACCTGCCTGCACCCTTCCGCTTGCCATGGCCCAAGAGCGCACCCGGAGCAATCATGGGCAGGTTCGCCAGTTCGGTCAGTGTCGCTATGCCTGTGTGGGCGGCGCGCTCGTACCCGGCGCGGGTCGCGTCCACGGACTTCTGCGCGGCGCCGTGCCGGTGGTCTGACTGGACGAACCGGATGGAGCCTCCCGGCTCGACCCACTCCGCTCGCCCCTGCGCCACAAACCGCTTGGCGCGGTTGATCGAGGTGAATTTACAGTCGGACACTGGGTTCTCGATTCGGATGTGATTGCGCATAGTTCTGGTGTCAAGCCCAGGTGGGACTGCGGGTATGCCCGCAAAGAGACACAGTGTGGAGAGGGTCCTTCGGGCTGTGCGCCTCGCGCTGCTTGCCTGAACCGACCCTTCGTCTACTAATACCGGCGGGCGCGGAGTGATTCTCGGATTTCTTTCAGTTTTTTTCTCGGACGATCCACGGCTGCTCCACATCCGGGTTGTAGAAGCGCTGGCGGATCCCATCGGGCAGGATGATCTCGATGGATTGCCGCGATACTTCGCCAATCTGATCGTCTGGCTTCAGATAGCCAGCGAGTCCACGATCGCGCCGGCGCGAGCCGCACGGTGAGATGGGAGCACCGTACAGGCCCCGCGCCGTCCAGCCCAGCTCAAAAGCGCGATCACGGATCTCATCCACCAGTGCCAGTGCTTCTCGCAATGGCGATTCGACACGCTGCGGTGCGCGAGGGGGTGCATCTGTCTTGGCGACGGGCGGCGCATAGCCACGGGCATCGAGGTTGCGGATCGCATCGAGGAGGTAGGGCTCGCCGAAGCGCTCGACGGCCCATTCGTGCACGGCATTGAACCGCAAACGCAAGGCTTCGAATGCGTCCGGAGAAAGATGCCCGGCAGTCGCGGCCTTCTTGGCAACGACCATGCGCGACCGCAACCAGGCGTAATACTCGGGATCGAGCCGCCGGTACATCGTGTCGTTGATCTGGAAGTCGCGGGCGAATTGCTTCGGACTCGCCGTCTTCCACGTCGTCAGGGAAGTGGAAACGAACAGGCAATTCGGCGTGCCGGCAACCGGGGCCGACAGGATCGTCTCCGCACACTGCTCCATCAATACCGTGTTCATCGTTGCCTCATGCTGAATGCGAATGCCCGACGTCTGCGTTGGAAGCCAGAGACCCCGGTCATGGAGGTTCCCTGTCGGCGGTTCCCGGCAAGTTGGCCAAGTCAATCACGGAGGCATCTTTCGGTGGGGAACCTGGGGGGAACCTCAGGGGAACCTTGGCGTCAGAGGTTCCCCTAACACAACTGGTGTGTTTTGTATCGGTTGCGGACGCGAGGGGAACCTGGGGAACCTCAGGGCCGATTTCGCGGCCCCCCTCTATTTCTTTTTCGCACTCTCTCTCTACGTCCCCTATACACACGATTTCTTTTTCCTCCTCGCGCGAGAAAGGAAAAAGGTTCCCCAGGTTCCCCAGGTTCCCCGGATCTCTGTAAGTAATTGGATCTATTGGATCGAGCGAAGGGGAACCTTGGCCGGTGAGGTTCCCCTCCAAGTCCCCAAGGTTCCCCTCCAGTAAATCGAGGAGGTCCAGATCGCGGCGAGCCCCGCTTGGCTGCTTGCCGCCATCCGCCGGCACAAGCGCATAGAGGACGCCGTGTTTGTGCTCCCCTTGGCTGATCCGCTTTACTGTAAGACCGTTGAACACTCGATCACGCTTGGTGGTGAGGGCTTTGCCCAGCCGGGTCTGTTGCGAGCGTGCCGACCCGTCACCCCGAACACTGAACATCAAGTCGCGCTCTTCGCAGAACTGATTCAGTTCGGTAACTTTCTTCGGTTCCGTACGGTACGCCTCCCACCAGGCGCCGGTGAACTCGCGCCACATCTGGCCATCGCTATCGGACGCCTCATAGAGTTCGTTCAGATTGCCGAGGAAGCCGGGGATTCCCGCAACCTCCAGCACGCCGCCCATGACACCGGACCATTTCTCGAAAGATCCCAGCCGTTTGGCGTGGAGCGGCTTCCCGGCGGCAACCCAGGCTTGAACCAGGATCAGCGCCGCATGGACCAGCGCCGAACGATTCTCCTGGGCCCACTCGGCGATGAGCGGATGTTTGAATCCGCCCCTCAGCCATGGCATGTCAATTCGGGGATCGATGCGGAGCCGAATGCAGCGCCGGCTCATCTCGTCGGACAGCCGTGGGTTGTTGCCAGTCATCAGCCAAAGGGCATTGTTCCGGAGGTGCAACATCGTGGACTCGCCCAGGAGCCGGTCCGTCCACCACGGCACCGTCAAGACGGATGCCAACGCGGACGAATCCAATTTCCGCTTTTCGCTGAGGTTGTCGAGGAGAATGATCGGCCTGCCGGTAATCAGCTCAGCCGTGATCATTTTGCGGACCTCATCCTCGTTTTCTGGAACGGTGCGCCCTTCGGGGGTGGCTCCAGTCGAGACGATGCTGATCAAACTGGCCAGCAACCCTTTGCCGGAGCCCTGCGTGGGCGCTTCAATGAGGTGCATTGGAGCAAGGCCGCCGATGATGCGTTGCAGAAAGGGAAGGAGGATCGCAGCCATGGCGTGAGCGCGGTCCGAGTCCTTCACAAACGGGAAGTCCGCCAGCAATTCATCCACTAGGAGCGCTCGGGCCTGCGCGATTTGCTCCGGTGTGGGATTCGTTGGAACTTCGGGTATTTCCAGCGAATCATCGGAGTGCATGAAGAGTGCGTCGGTGCGGTGGTAGCCGGGATCGGTAATCAGCGCGGCGTCCTTCCCGAAGGTCGGGGTACGAATTACCGATTCCAGTGGAGGGAGTGTCTGATCGGGGTTTTCGAGCATGTCTCGGGCGGTATCTCTCGAAGGTGGGGTGGCCACCACTCCCTCTTCGGTTACCCTGAGCCAGTTGGCGCTCCGGGCCAAGATGCCGTAGATTGCCGTCTCGCCGAGCGCTTCAATTCTGGTCTGGACCTCCGTGCCGTTAATGCGCACAAGGGCGCCGCCTTTCTGGAAGAGGACTGGCTGATCGCGGCTAGCTGCTCCCGCCGGCCCGTTAATCGCGTGAATCGCCGCCCAAGCATCGGCGATCACGTCCCGTAACTGCCGATTGTTGACCTGGATATCCCGCAGCGGTACAGGTTCTGGCTCGCCCACCCGCACGGTTGCGGCCGCCCCCCTCGGACCACCTCCTCCGAACACACGCGATTGGGCCGCGCGCCGCGGCCGGGCGATCTCCACAACTTTCAACTGCTTGCGCAGGGTGGTGACCGGAATCCGCCCTTTCCCGCAGTGTGCCTGAATGAGGCGCAGATGACGGTCCTGTTCGATTGGGTCCAAGCGCCCGACTTCGGCCAAGATTGGTGCCAGTGCCCGGCTGAGGTTCTGGTCGGGAGTCTCGGTACCGAGCTTCGAGATGGCCAGTTCCAGCGGGGTCTGGGCTACCGCGAGGATACCTTCGAAATCGGTCGCAGTCTTCCCGGCGGCGAAATACTCGTTGACGTCAATCTTGGCGTCGGCCAACAGTGACTGGGCTTGCTGGATCTCATCCTGGCCTTTGCCGTCCAGAACCTTGGCGAGTTCCCGTGGTGTGACGGAACCCTCGACACCAAACCGATCTCGAAGCTCACGCCGTGCAAGCTGCTGCTTTTCTCCCAGCGGCAGAACCGCCAACCGCGTCAGAATGCCATTCTCCGCGAGAGTGCGCGCCGTCCGCATGGCGCCGTTCATGCCGGCCTCGGATACCTCGTTGTCTTGGCAGATGTAGACGGTCTTCACGCCGGCCAGTTTCGGCAGCAGCCGGGCCCAGTCCGCTTCGCGGATCTGCACGGTGACGGGAGAGACCGTCGGGAATCCATGCTCCATCAGCGAAATGCAGTCCGTGACGCCCTCGGTGAGGATGACCAGCTCGGGCCGCGTGAGCAGAACATCCTCATTGAAGAGCACGTCGTTCTGGATGCACGGCGCAACATGGCTGCTGTCGCGCTCGTTTTGAACCGCGAGCTTCTTGTATTTCGATTTCTCCCAGGATTGATCGGGCGTCCATGGCGTCTGGCGGCCGATCATGAACACGACGCGCCCGCGGCTCCAGTACGGGAACACGATGCGTCCGTCGAAAAATGGTACGAGTCCATCCTGCGCGGTGGGGCGGAATGCCGAAGTCGCCGCGAGCTCGCGCTTGGTGAACGCGCCGGAACCGTTCATCAGCGCTTGGATGGCACTCGGTTCCGTGTTCGCAGCGAAGCCGATCTTCAGCCGCGCGGCCGTCTCATCGCTGATGCCGTACTTCTCCCGAAACCACGCGAGAACACCGGGTGTCGCGAGGAGCCGCTGGTGATAGAACTCCGCGAGTTCGGTCAGCGCCTCTCGGACACGGATCGTAATTGCGTGAGCCTGTTCGGCATCTTCCGCACCGCCCACGGACAGCTTGGATAGTGGCGGCATGCCTGCGCGCGATGCCAGAAAGTCTCGGGCCCGCCGATGCGAATCCGGCATGCGGCCGGATTGTCCGCGCGTGACTTGGCCGCACTGGATGAATTCCACCAGTTGGAGCACGTCGCCGCCGGAGCCACACCCGAAGCAGTACCAACCCTGTTTGTCGAGCCAGATGTGAAGCGAGCGGTGGGACTGGCTCTGGTGGTTAGGGCAATCGCATTGGAGGGTGTCCCGCGTCTCCCCGGTGATCCTGCCGGCCAGCAAGTCGCGGGCGATCTGGGCGATGTCCACATCGGTGATCTGGCGGTAGTAGGAGTGGACGTCTATGGAAGTCGCGCCGCTCACACAGGGGCTCCCTGGTCGAGCAGGAAGGAAAGGAAGGTGTTTCGCCGGTCCACCTGGCGCTTCTTGGCGCAGTTATCAATGCCCCACTGGTCGCCCAGGATGATCACCGATTCCTTGGCGCGCGTCACCGCCGTATAGAAAAGGTTGCGGTGGTGCATGAAGGAGTGCGAGCGGTGGGCAATCACGATGGCACAGGGAAATTCCGATCCCTGCACTTTGTGAATTGAGGAAGCGTAGGCAAGTTGAATGTTGTTTGCCTGATTTGATCCGGCTTCAATCGCGACCTCGTTGCCGTCGAAATCAATCTCCATGCCTCCCTTGCCGTCCACGCCGGCCACGATGCCCACTGCGCCGTTCATGACACCGCTTTCGTAATCGTTCTTCGTTTGCATCACTTTGTCATTGGGGTAGAGCCGGGGCCGGAACCCGGCTTCGACCTCGGCAACTTCCACGCCGAATAACTTCCGTTGAAGGAGCCGTTGGAGTTTGATGTTCAGTTCCACGGTGCCCAGCGGCCCCTTGTGGGTGGGCGTCAGCACCTGCACGTCCCGCAGCAGGTCATATCCCAGACGCTCGGTAAGAACCTCCTCGAAAAGCATCAGGAGGAATGCGCGCACTTCGTGGCTGTCGGTGAACTTGTCGATGACGTACCACGGACGCCGCCCAGCTACCTTGACGTCGGAGGTGGGCTGTACATGGCCGTCCAACACCGCAATGGAGTTCTCCTTCAGGACACCCGCCTGCCGGATTACGCGGGTGAGTAGAGTGGTCGGAATCGCTCTGGACCGTACGAGGTCCCGCAAGAGGTTGCCGGGCCCCACCGGCGGCAACTGGTTGTGATCTCCGACCAAGACCAATGCAGTCTTCTGCAGATCGATGGCTTGGAAGAGATGCCAAGCCAAGCGGACATCAACCATTGAGACCTCATCGATGAGGAGGATGTCGGCCTCGATGCGGTTATCAGGGCCCAGTGCGAAGCGGTGGCCGTCAAAACCCAGGAGCCGATGAATCGTGCTCGCCGGATGCCGCACAACCTCCTCGAGGCGCTGGGCAGCCTTGCCGGTTGGTGCCGCCAGGACTACCTTCAACTCCAGTTCCTCCGCGATGCTGGCGATGGTGGAAACCGAGTACGTCTTCCCGCAACCTGCGCCGCCCGTCATCAGCGAGATGGAGTAGCGCAGAGCATTCTTCACCGCTTCCCGCTGTTCGGGATTGAGTTTCGGACCCAAGGTGTCGAGAAGCTGGTCGAGCTTGCCAGCATCCCGGTAGACAGGGCAGGGCACGCGCGCATTCTTGAAAACCGCCGCCAAGTCTTCTTCCATGCGGTGGATTTCCGGATCGGCAACGACAAGCTGTTCGAATGGTGCCGAGACCAAAATGCCTTCACCGAGCAGACTTTCCAGGTGCTGCTCGATGACCTCACGGCTGTCGAGCGTGTCCATGATCAGGAGAGCGTTGGCGCGGTCCAGCAAGTCCTCGTGCTCCACCCAGCAGTCACCGTCGTCGAGGGCGTCGGCCACGCAGTACTCGATCCCGGCGCGAATCCGGGATGGTAGGTCCTTGGGAGTGCCCATCTTGCGGGCGATCTTGTCGACCCGCTTGAATCCGAATCCTTTGATCTCGCGCATGAGCACGTATGGATCGCGCTCAAGGATCTTCACTACCTGGCTGCCGAACTTGTCGACAAGCGTGGTCACCTGAAAATGAGTAAGACCGTATCGCGCCAGATGTGCCATCGCGGCATTGAAGTCGCTGTTGGCAATCCAGATGCGTTGCAGTTCGCGCGCAGTTTCCACCGGGACTTTTGCCACGGCCGCGACCCTTTCCGGCTGCGTGCGGATCACGGCATCGAAGTCCCGGCCAAAGGAGTCCGCGATCGACCGCGCCTTCGCCGGGCCGATGCCTTTCACGTCCGGGTGGTTGGCCAGAAAAGCGGCGAGGCCGTCAGGGTCCAACTCCAGGTCGTGCCCCATGGTCTCTGCCGTGAACTGGCGTCCGTACTTAGGGTGGTTCGCCCAATGACCCTCCAGCCGAACAGCGTCGTCAGGACGCGCGAACACTTTGCCGGCGAAGTTGACGGTGTTGCCGTCGGGCATTTGGAGTCGACCGGCCGTGAAGGTTGGCCCCGAATAGTACACGGTGTCGACAATGCCGCGGATCGAAGTTCGTCCCCCAGGGATCTGCATCTGGCTCATTCACCCCACCTTTCGTGTGCGCCGAGTAAGTAGGCCTGTACGAAATGACACGCAGCCTGGCGGTTGTCGCAGAAGAACACGGGGATGCGGAAGTCCAGCATCAGCGAGAGTGCACTGCCGAGGACCGAATTCGGATGCGCTCCGCCACGGTACCGGCCTCGCAGGACGTCGGCCAGGCCGGCCTCCACGACGATGCAGGCCGCCTGGTACTGGGCCAACTTCAGCAGTTCCCGGCGGAACCGCCCCCGACCGTGGATGACGGTGGACACGAAGTCATCCACCGTCTTGCGCTCCACTGCGACCACGCCCTCCATGCCCGCCACGGAGTAGTCCCCGGCCGGCAGGGCTCGGCGCTCCGCCACCACCAGCCGGGGATCGAATCCGTAAGGCTCCTGTTCGCGCGTGTCGACGATGAAGGTGACCGTGCGCTTCCTAGAAGGGGACAAGCGCGTCACCAGCCTCCTGCCGGAACTTGTCGGATGCGCGGCCCTCAATGCGGCGATTGAAGAAGATGTTCTCGTTGTCGCCCTTGGTCCGTTTGGTGATTTCGAGCTTTACGTCGAGCAGGCGATGCAGGTTCCCGGGCAGGTCCGACAGTTTGTCGAGATCCAGGCCGCAGACGTGCAGATCGGTCTTCACGTACTTCAACGTGTTCTGGGTGATGACGCTGTTGCGCCAGAGCAGGCGGTCGACGTGATTCGGAGCAATAATCCGCAGCGTCCACTTGAGCATCGGATTGCCGGAGGTTTTGGCTTCGACCAACTCCGCCTTCTCAACAGCAACCTGATACTTGCCGTCCGGTACGGCCTCCATCTCCTGCCGGTCGTCCGGGGTCTCGTTGCGGAAGGTCTCGTCGAACATGGCGAGATCGATTGAATGGGATGACATGTGACTTTCTCTCCTTCTGTGAATTACTGCTGCACCGGCGCCGGCGCGTGTGCCGGGCGGTTGGATGTTGAAGCCGTTGCGGGAGCCGCCGGTGAGGCTGCGGTCGCCTCGCTGAACGACTCCATGAACTTGCCGAAATCAAGGTCAATCGTTTCGGGCATGCGCCCTGTCCGGTCTCCGGCCTCGTAATGCAGGCTCGGTTTGGTGCGGATGACACGGCGGATACGCTTGGCGCCGTCGGCCGCGGTCTCGACTTCGAGATCGCAGAACAGCACCATGTCGGCCATGCCGAGCACGATCTTGCGGGCCTTGTCGGGTAGGGTTGGCACCACGCGGGTGATCTTGCCGGTGCGCGAATCCATCTCGACTTCCTTCGCGTGGGAGATCAGGAACAGCCCATACGGTTGAAAGGCCAGCTTTGTCAGCACACGCTGAAACTCGTTGTTGATCAGCGCGTAGCCCTTGCCGTAGCCGAGGTCTGATTCGTGCTCGATCTTGAACTTGCGCAGGATGTATTCGGCGCAGAACTTGTAGGCGTTGTCGACGGTGTCGACGATCACGGTCCTGAAGGGGTGGCCGCCCTCGGCGATCTCGGCGCACGAAACCAACAGGTCCTCCCAGCACTGGATGGGCACCTGGAAGGCATCGAGGGCGTTCAGGCCTGGCTCGGTAGCCAGGAAGAGGGCATTGTCCGCGTGCGAGCACATCGAGCTTTTTCCGATCTTCGTTTGTCCGTACAACAGGACCGTCAGGTCGGACAAACTTGATTTGGGCGGGGTCTTGGCGGTAGGCAGAATAGCCATGGTTATCTTCGATCTCCTTTTCAGAAAATGGGTTGAGCCGTCTCGGACGGCTGCGGCGGGATTACGCGAAGCTCCTCGTGAGGCTCGACGCGCTGGTAGAAGTTCTCGATCACGTTGGGATTGCCGTTCGAACGGCACAAAGCGAAGTAAGGGCACGGTCGCTGGTAGTTGAAGCAGAAACCGGTGTTCTGGTAGAAAACACCTCGGCGGCGCGCATCGAGAAATGCCTGTGTCAACTCCCACAACTCGCTGCGAAGAATCTCGAAGCGATCGCGCGCGAGATAGAGCATCTCGCGGTGGAGCATGGTCTGGTCGGTGTACTTCTCCGCCAGGCGCTGCTGGAATTCGTCGTCGGTCTCAGGCATACGCCGTTTCGCTGAACTCTTGCCGGTCTTGGACTTGGCCAGCAGTTCTGCGCGGCGCGTCTCGAACTCTTCCTCTGTCTCACCCTTGCTCTGCTGCAGCTTCCCCTTCACCAGAACGTTGTAGAGAATCCCGGTGATGGGGATGCCCATGGTCTGCTCAACGTAGTACGCGTAAATGGTGATCTGGAAGTCCGTCCAGAGGCGTTCCAGGTAGTCCGAGTCCAACTGCGAGGCAGTTTTGTGTTCGAGAACGAAGTTCTCGCTGCCGATACGGATAATTCCATCGACCTTGCCGGCGAGGACGAAGCTCCTGGAGGCAGCACCCGTCGCCGGATTGACAATGGGCCCTTCGAAGGTCTTCTCCAGGGCAAGGACTTCGAACTCTTCCGCCGCATAGCGCGACGCGTAGGCTTTCATCATTGCCGTGGCAAGATGAGCATCCCTGCGCTGGTTTTCGTCGTGGATGCGGTTGGGGCAAAGACGGTCAATCAGCGCGAGGACCGCAGGCAGTTCGCCTCGCTCGTGCCAGACCTGCAGACACTCGTGGATCAGAGAACCGAAGTGCAGATTGCGGTCCCGCTCGAGTGGAACGAGGTGCTGCAGGTAGCGCCAATCCACGGCTTTCCGGCAGTTTCGGAACTGCGACCACATGGAGTAGGTCGAAACCATCAGATCCGTGCTCATCGCCGGCCTCCCTCGTTGCGGCCCGCGGCCGCTTCGAATCCAGCCGCGCTGAATGCCGCGCGGATACGCTGCATCTTCCGGTCCAGTTGCGACGCGGTGAGTCCCGTCTTCCGGCGAACGGCGTGCCGTGAGAGCGTGGAGAGCAGATGAGCCAACGCCTGCAGTTCCTCGGGCAGGCTGCCGAGCGCACGCCGGACATCCAGCCTCAGGTCGAGGACGTCGCGGTCGTCTTCGACATTCGCCTCTTGCGGAGCAAGTCGAGCGAGTTCCTCTGCCGCCCTGGCATCTTCGGCGTCCCCGAATGGCACGAAAGCTGGTCGAGTCCTGGTGCGCGAAGCCAGGGTGCATGCATGGTTTCTAACCACGCCGTGTACAAACTGCCGCCAATCCCCACGCGCCGGATCGAAGTTTGGGAGGCGCCGCAGGCAGTCCAGGGCCAGGTCCTGTCGCAGGTCCTCCCAATCGTCGGCGGCGAGGCCGAAGCTCGACTTGAGGAGGCTGGCACGGAGCCCGGCCTGTCGGAGAAGGAAGGGCGTGAAGTCTTCCGGGGGTACGGGTAGCGCCTGAGTCATCGCCGCACCTCCCGGATAGGGCGCTCAATTAGAACTCGGCGGGGCACACCGAACCGGATGTCGATGCGGTCGATCGAGCCGTCGCCGAGCGAGTCGAACTGCTCCATCAGGCGGACGATTTCGGACTTCAGCTCGAAATCTGCGAGGTCAGCTCCCTGCCGAGGCTCGTTCGTCCCGTCAAGTTTCACTTCGACAATCGCGGTGGGCGCCGGGTTAAATACCGGTTCGCCGCAGCGGACCTCGAGGCACTCGATGAACCCGAAGTTTACCGACTGGAAGAGCCGAACCAGGGCCTGCCGGGGTGGGGAAAGTTGGGAGAACCGCACGGGGTGTTTCATGGCCGGCGTCACTCACCCATCCCTGCGCGGTTACGCGCCAGGAACTCTTCGACCGCGGCATGAACCCTGGGCGGTTGGGTCGTTGTGGGCTCGAAATCCTCGCGGGGCAAGACGCCTTTGAGGTCGCGAAGTAACCGGATCCGGATCCGGTCGAGTCGCTTCATGAGGGTCCAGGTCAGGTCGTCGTCCAGCTGGTGGATCACGGCGACGCTGCCAATCAGCAAGGCAACGTCATCGAAGGCTCCCCGGACGAGAGGCTCGGTGCCGTTGGCGGGGGCAGTCGGATTCTGGTTTTTGTCGTTGTGGGCTTTGGTAGCAGAAGGGGGTGAACTCATCGTGTCCTCTGCTATCGGTTGGGTAACATGTAACCGAACTCAGCCTCGACGCCCGGCGTGAAAAGCCAAGTGCTTGAAAACAGGAGAAATAGAGTTCGAAGATTTTTTCGCGGCGAGCCGCAAAGTTCGGTTACATGTAACCGAAGTCGGGAAAACGGGGGCGAGGACGGGAATCGAAGGGGGCCAGTCTGGTACGATTCGCCAGGGAAGGAGGCCAGGCATCACCCCAAAGCTGATCTTGGAGAGGTAGATGGGAGACTATTCCGGTGTCCCACGGTAGGCTCACCGCAACGACTCCAAGCGCTAACCTGAATCATGACAAGTGCATCATTCTGGACGGCTATCGCAGCTATCGCAGCTGTCGCCGCTTCCATATCAGCCCTCCTTGCTGCCCTCTATACATGGCTTACGTTCCGACTAGTGCGAGCGCAAAGTGAACCTAACGTCGTCGTGTACGTGCGTCACGACGATTCGAGGCCCTCGGTTTTGCAGATCATAATTGAGAACATAGGTCGGGGCCTTGCAACGGATGTGTCGTTCGAGGCCTCCCGTCCGATACCCAACAATGCTTTCGGCATTTGCGAGGTAGAGATTAAACCCGCAGAACCGATGGACGCCGGCCCACTGATTGATGGGATCCCCTCGTTGGGGCCCGGAGATTCCCGCAAGCTAATCTGGGGCCAATACTGGGGACTCAAGCAAGCCCTCGGTGATCAACCGCTGACAGTGACATGCAAGTATAAGCATGGCAAGCGGTCGATGCCTCCATTTGCGGCGGTGTTGGACGTCAACTCATTCACCGGAACCGATGCTGTCGGGTCCGAGGGGGAGCGCACGATCAACGAATTGAAGCGGGTGGCTGACGCGCTTGAACAGATCGCGAATTCCAAGAAGCAATTCGGCGAATGAGGAAGGCTCCGAGGCGCTGAGGAGTCTTCAGCAGCGAATTCCAAGCCAAGGAAACAGGCAGCTGGTCTGATGACGGACGTTGTCTAGGTCGCTGTCTGGGTCGATTCGCTCCGGTTGCTCTACCGAACAGGTACAAGTCCTGCGAGGGCTCACTGCGTTGTACGGCATAGAATTGGGCGATGGCCAGAAGGTACAAACCAGACAAGATGGTCTCCGGGAAGGATCTCTCAGATTATCCGGAGTTCGTTCTGCAAATGGCAATCGAGGGTGATTTCTCATTGCTGCCGGAGGAGATTGCCAGAGAACTCAGCAGCTTAGACCAGGAGCAACGAGCCAGACGCTTGCGCGAGCACTTCGAGTCGGCGGAGCGTTCCAGTGAAATTGAACTACGGCACCTCCTGCGGTCGCATAACCCCTTGAATGTACTTGCGTTCTTGGCGCTCGCCTCACATCTACGAATAGATGGCAAGCCGTCGGCAAAGCCAACAACGCAGATTCACGTGGAACTCCTTCAATTCCTCACACTCGCCACCGTGCCTGTCGCCACCGTCGATGGCCCATGTCTTCATGACTATTCCAGAATCGGAAATGCAATCAAACACTTCGAAACCGCCTGCATCCTGCGGCAATCACCTGAGTTGGACCGTCATCTCAGTCACGAGGAGATCCGTCGACAGCGAGCATCATTCGTAGTGAGGCAGAATTTTGCACTCAGTCGGACCTGGGCGTATCCGGCGCATCTCGATACCTACATTGGAGAACTGGTGCAGCCTCTCGATGAGCGCCTCCGTCAGAACTCCGGCCTCAGCGCGACCGGGCTTATACGATTCTGGCGTGGCCTGCGAGACCTCATCCAAGCGAGGGTGAGCTGCTTCCACTCCCTCCGACTTGGTCGGGTTGTTGAAGCAAACAACCTCCGGCGGACAGCCGCGACACTCCACCTCTCTCCTAGGCTGGTGACGGCGATGGAGGCGGAACTCCGCCACCCCGGGTGCGAGGAGCTGAATAGTTGCGTGGAGGAGTTGTTCACCGTCAGTCTGGACGACTGCATCCTCGTTTCGTCAGACGAGCGAGTTACGCCCGAAACTATGCGCCGCTATCTGCAACGGTGCTCACTTGCACCAGGAAAGGTAGAATCACGCCCTCTCGCAGAGGTTATGGTCGCCAATCCGATCTGGCTCGCTCCGCTCCTGGCATTGAGCGACGATTGCTACTTCATCGCTCTCCCCTCTTTGTTCCACAGTTTTGCATTCGTTCACCTTGAGCGCGAATTCGAACTTGCGGGTCTTCGGAGACCATACGAATCGCGCCGTGCACGTTACCTAGCAGCCCGTGGTAATAGTCAGCCAGAACATGTGACCTTGGAAATGTTCTGACCGTCTATACAGGCATGGCAATGGGCCGGAAGAAACCGAAGCAGCAAGGGCTGTGGGTGAGCGCCGAGGAGATG